AGCACATGATTTCATTCTCATGTTTAATTGCCGATATCTCCGATGATCCTATAATGCTTTCATTGTTTGCAGTATTCAAATCCGATGTTACACATTTTAAATGCAAGATGATATTTGGAAGATCGGGAACATTATTATTATGCACAAGAGTTTCTTGAATTATTTTACCACCTCTAGGTTTTCTTCCTCTTTTTTTGTGGACAACGACGGGTGGAGGAGCATTTGGGTCCACGCTGTCTGCGGAAATAATAAGCGCATTTGTATTATTTGACAAATCTGGTTTAATAAGTTTTTTTCTTCCCCTCTTTTTTTTTTCAACTACTGGCGGTTCTGTATTTTCAACGACAACAACAGCAACAACAGCAACAACAGCAACAACAGCATCAGTCTTGACACTGGTCTCAACATTAGTCTCGGAATCAACACTAGTGTTATTTTCATTTTCTTTTACAGAAACAGTTGTTGTTTTACAAATAGGTTCTGAATGAGAAGGTGTAATGGCATTAATCATTTTTTTTTTCATTATATTTATTTTTTTATAATTCTTTATAATATATGAATATTTGGTTTATATTGTTTTATTATATTTTATAACGATTTATTCTCTCTTCTCTCTAATGTTTCACGTTCTTTCTCGGTTTATCAACACATTTATCCAAAGTGGAATCGGGGTTTGCAATGCTGTACGGGTCTTGAATGCTTAAACACCATGTTTGTGGGTATCCGTCTTTTATGCAACTTTCATAGTTTACATCTGAGCCTTGATACGATTCAACGAATGATTCTTTTATAATTTGTTTATTTTTATATAAATAATAAACAAGTGCTTCTAAAATAACAAACACGATGAAAAATATAATAACTAATGTAAATTTATTCATTGTTACAATAAAGTGTTATAAAATAATATAATAATATATTTTATTTTACACGTTTGATTTGTATTAAAATTGATTTTAAAATCGGTGTATTGATATAGTGGATATTTATAGATGTTATGTTATGAAAAAGATCAAAATAATATCAAGACCGAAATTGGATGGTGTGCTTGTGCCACCACCATCGCCACCACCTCCACCACCAATTGTAACAGTTTTAACAGTTATAAAAAGTGATGATAAAGAAGAGAACGCGCGCGACATGGAAATAATTAGTTTGAAAGATGACATTACGAATATAAAAAAAGAGCTTATGGATTTAAAAACACAATTTGAGAATTTTATTAAACAGTCGCAACAACAACAACAACAACAACAACAACAACAACAACAACAGTCGCAACAACAACAGTCGCAACAACAGTTAAAACGTGGTTGCATTTGCGATTTTGTAGAATGGGTAGACGCGCTAGAAATAACAAATGAAGACTTGGAAAAGCTATTTAATTCAAAAGACATTTGTGATTGGGCATGCAGTTTCGTTGTGGATGATTTGAAAAAAAAAACATTTGATCACGTCCCAATTTGTTCAATTAAAGGGTCAAAAAGCGATATTTTGATCTATATTTCTAAAAACTGGACGAAATTGACAGATGAAGAATTATCGGTTCAGTTTGTCAACAAGATTTTTAAAAAATTACTACGGGCTTTCACAGATTGGAAAAATCAAAACTACAAGTTGATAATGATGAATGACAAGGTTGGCTCAGTATACCACACAAATAATGCTCGAATTCTAAGTTTTAATGAAAATGCTACAAAATTAAAACTTAAACTGTTCAACACTCTAAACAATATGAACTAAGGGAGTCGGTCAGTTCTCTTTACTAGAAACCTGGATTGTCGGTAAATACTTCGATGGAACCACCGCCACTTGAAACTTCTGACTGAAATTGTAGGAGCAAATAGTAACCAATAATGCAGCTGGCGTAAACAACCACAGTGTCGCGCATCAAGTATTTAAGAGGTCTAGGTTCTTCAACAGAAAATCTCATTTCTAAAAACTTTGCTAAAAAAAAGACGGTAGATATAACACAACCAACTACAAATATATTATCCATTTTTTCTTTTATACTCTATTAATTCATATATTAATTATTTTTTTTACGAATCAAATGAAAATTCATCCACGTCTAAATCTCCAAGACTTACAGGGTCGCCAATGCGCAGTGTATCATCGGTTTCGCCATCGTCATCATCATATCCGTCTTCTTCTTCTTTACGTTTTGCAAAATTTCGAATGCTTATTTCTTCTAATCTCTCTAAAGTTTTCGGAGCATTTACAAATTCTTCTGCATGTTGTTCTGAATCAGAACCCAAAACTCTTACTCTGTCAATGTCGTCAAATGTGATTGTTTGGCGCTTTGTCACGTTATCTTCAGCTTCCGCAATGACGGCGGCAGCTTCTTGTTGTTGCTCTTGCTCTTGTTGCTGCACTTCTTCTTCTTTTTCAATTACCGGGTCCTGAGATATAATTTCTTCCGTGTCAACCACTTCAGTGTCTTCTTCGATGAATTCATCTTCCATATAGACCTTCAACAGATGCTCTATTGGGATACTTTCGCGCACCGTATTGAGAATGCATTCTTTTACTATGAGCTCGAGCTGACGGTTATGTTTTTGGACTTGCAAATGCTGTTTGCTTTTTTCAAATAAAAATACATTTGAATACACTTTTCTTGCGGAATTAATGTAAACCTTGTGAATAAAGTCAGATAATTTGGGTATAGCGATGTCGATTTTTTTTTGTTTACTTCCAGCTCGCATGCACGTGAGCATTTTAAGCTGGACAATGTGGACGCACGTAATGAGTTCTTCAATATGACCACAACCACTTCGTTCCACAATGCGCGTTGCCTCTTGTTCTATAATTGCGGCATTCCATTTCGGCACACGCATCAAAAAGTTTTGAAATGTCATCAAGTATTTTGGCACCTCGTCATTATCAATGCAGAGTCTCCATGCCTCATCAAAAATAGATTTTAAACCAAATATGACGTGCGGCGTTAAGATGTTGATAAGACGTGCGCAAAACTCATTTCGCGACTCTTGCAAATTTCCAAGCACAAAATCGTCCATTTTCAGAAATCAGAAATGTTTAAACTACTTTACATGAACGATATATTTTCTAAAGTCAAATCGCTACGAAATATTAAAAAATATAAAATAAATAACATTAATAATTTTTCATTTCTAAATTCTCTCTTTATTTTTTGAAATGTAATTAAATATTCGTATTTTTTAAGGTCATCGATTTTAGAGTTGTGTTCAATATAATAAAGCAAATCGACACTGCAAAATGCTTTATTATATAATTTCGCAACAAATAACATGCATTCTGAAATGACACGTTGCTTTTTAGTTTGAAGTTGATTGGGTGGCAGCGGCGACGGTTCTACTTCCAGGCAAGCATCATCATACTTTTTTATTATTCCAGTTAAAAGTGTTTTCAAATATAATCTGCGTGTCGTATCAAGATCTTTAAAATTATAGATGTTGTTCAAGTTGTACGTGTGTAAATTTGTTACACAGTTATTTATAATAGGTTCTGGAATATATATTTCGCAAAATCTTGATAATATTGGTTTAAGTAATTTATATTTATCTTCAACAATGATAAAAAAGCGGGTAGAACGACTGAAAAGTTCAATGCAGCGTCTTAAAGCAGACTGAGCATCAGTTGTGAGTTTATCTGCATTTAAAAGGACAACCGTTTTAAATATGTCTCCATCTTTCAAATCAACATTTGTTTTTGAAAAAAATTTTAATTCTTCTCGAATAAATCGAATGCCTTTTCCATGAGCACAGTTTACACTCATGACATAATTATGTATGGCTAATTTATTTCCATTGTAGACATTGTTAATAAAATCATTTACAAGAACATTTTTTCCGCACCCGGATGGACCATGAAAAATAATATTGGGAATTTTTTTTTGTTTTATAAAGTAATCTAGTTTCTCTATAATGTCGCAATGTATTTTTAATTTTTTTATTTCAGAATTTGAGGTTGTTGCAGTTATTGTACTTGTGTTGATTATATTTGTTGTATTGATTTTTGTATTCATATTCATATTCACAATGTCCAAGTTATTTGTATAAAAGTAATAATATTAATAAATTAATAATAATATTAAATATATCAAAAAGTATATTTAATATTATTACGTAATTAATTATTATATTGTTATATGCAGAAAATACTTTTAACAAATACTTTACTTTTCATTCTTACTTTCGCTATTGATTTCTACTGAGTCGGTATAAACTCCCAGTTGAGTTCAAAACATATTTTTTTCCATATTTCATCTTGCTCTATTTGTTTCTCTCTGTCTTTAAGGAGAGGAAAATACGGAAGGAATTGTGTTTGTCCGATTAACTCGCACAGTTTATAAATGGTGTAATAATAGTTTAAAAAATTGACACGGTCGTCCGGGCAAAACTTGGCATAAGGTCCCTGTATTTCCATAAAGAGATTGCATAACAGTTCTTCCAAATTGGGCGTCATTGTCGGCGGTTTAATTCCGAGTTTATCTTTTATGAAAGGAATGTGTTCATAAAATTTATTGTAACCTAGTTTTTTTAGAATATCTTTTGCTTTTGAATTTGTAAACTTGGAGAGACTTATTCTCTCCTTTTTAATTTGTAATTTAATATTCTCAATAACTTCTGGTGGAATTTGTGTAGTTTCTTTCGCTTGAAACTGTGCCATAATTTCTTTAAAATGATTAATGCGCTTGTACGCATAAAAACACGCCTCTTTGGGCGGCTCTTTATAAGACGGTTTTTCATTTTCAATCAAGTATACAACATATTTTGAACAGTTGTTGCACACGAGAATGCCTTCGTGCTCCACCGGAATAAGTTCGCCGCTTTTGCAATGCTGGCAAGTTCCAGTCTGGAATACGAAATCATTCACGTTGATAAATGACTGGTCAATATTTGATAAAAATTTTTTTACATTATTATCATTCATTGATGTCAGTTCATTAACAC